TGAAAACGCAAACCTCCTCAATAAAAGTCTTAATCGAATCATTTTCTCGCCGATACAATTTCAGAGCATCTTGAATTTCTTTAGGTGGATATAGCCCGCCTAATACATGATAATCTTTTAAACCTTCTATAGCCCAATTCAAAATACCAGGCAATTCTTTTTTGAGTTTTTGAACTAAGTTTTTATCTTGGTTTTCTTTAGCTATCGTTTTGTTGAATGGAATAATGTGTACTCTTGCCCATGCCGCATTTGTCCTTTCGTATATGGCAGGCTTATTATTAGCAGCCAGAAATATTTTTCCTTTAGGTGGATAAGTAAAAACCTTCCCATAGAGTTCTCTGCATGTCTGTGGATCTCCGCCGGTCCAAGGTTTTATAACTGTCATAGCAAAACGGCTCCCCTCTTCAGGCTCCGCCGTCGTGATGATCCTGGCTCCGATCAACGCTGCTAAATCGTCCCTTACTCTTTCGTTTTTAGTTGTTAAGAAGGTTGAGATGTCTGCATTTTTCGCATACTCTCCACCCAATTCTCTCATGATCGCCAGAAAAATGCTTTTCCCATTGTCTCCATCCGGCCCGTACAAAAAGAAAAAGCACTTTTCGGACATACTTCCTGTCAGCGAATATCCAACCACCCGCCTAAGATAATCTGCTATCTCATCGCTTTCAAAAAGTTCATCTAAGAACTGTAACCATCGAGGGCATTTGGCCGATGGGTCATATTCATATCCAACGATTTTAACAAGCTTTTGCAGTGGATTATGGGCAAACAATTGAAAATTTGTTAGATCTAAAGTGCCGTTCTGCATATTGAAAATGCAGTCGTTTGAATCCAATTCCAAAACCGAAATAGAAAAATCTGGATTCTTGGAGCCCAATGCAATAGTAGCTGAGTAAGCCGCATTGTTACCACAGTCCGCCGCAAACGCTGCCAAAGTTTTTCTGGTACCACTATCAAGGCACGTCCTGGCTTCTTCATACAGTCCTTTTACAACATCGTCTATTGCCGAATACGGCGCGGTTTCATCCCTGGACCAATTCTTGCCTGTCCATTTTATCCATTCTTTCAGCTCTCGGACATACTTTAGATCATTTCCATGCATCTCAATAAGCCTGGCCACATTCCCACGATTGTTGAGAGTATAAGGCCCATGTTCTAACGGTATCGTTTTAGTATTTTCTGATGATGGAATCTCTTTGCGGTATTCGTTTTGCCTATCTCGCCATCCAGGTTCCCACAGATCCCTAAGTTCATACCACTTATTTTCTTTACAAGAATCGTGCTTACATCCAAAATTCCTTTTACCATCTTCCCGCATTCCTATCCAAGCTTCTCCTCGATTATGAGAAGAATTGAATGGGCACGTATCGAGCACATACAATGTCCATTTCCCGCCTTCAGGATCTATCCAGGTCTTTGTTTTGATTACCGTTGCTCCATGTTCTTCAGCATATTTTTTTGGATTGAAATCTGTTATGCATTCTTTTGACATGCTTTCAATCCAATCTGGTGTAGGCGCAGGCTCTTCGAAGCCGATCAAAGATTTTAATTGGTCTTCTGCAATCGTTTCAATCGGAACAGGTTTTTCGAGGATCCTCGCGATTCTATGAGGCCTGGTAGGGGTATCATCGCCCTTCCTTACCACTGTACCGGGCGTCTTCCAGATCCTGGCCGGTGTGAAAGTCGTTGTATCGACTTTGCTTTTACTATCTGAAAATTTTTTGTCTAAGACTTCTAGACATTTTTTAATTAAATCTGTGTTTTCTTTATTTTTAACAAGCTTTATTTTTGCTACTAGGTGCCCGCCGTTGCCGGAATCCGCAAGCATAAATGCATCTTTTGACCATCCGATCGAAATCAGATATTCTCGTATTTCAATTGCTTTTTGAATAGCCGCATCATGCTCTTCGTTTGAAGAAGAAATGTTAGCAGGCCTCACGGCATCGATGTCAACTGGTAACCATTCCAACCATTGAACATCATTATCTGATGTCGTTTCTTTCGCGTTGTACTCTAGTCGATTGTAATATCTAGCGATCAGATCCGGATTGATTCTATGAATCGTAAAATATACCGCAGGTGTTTTGCCCGATCCTCGGTGATCGAAATTGGAAATCTTGGCAGCATCCCTGGCGGCAGCTTCATAATCGTCATAGTACCCGGCGTTGACCGTCTTATATTTCCCTACTGCCGGGCATCTGATCTCAATAACATCCCCGTCTGGATGATATGCTCTGAGCCCATCGAGCACTTCTTTTTCTATCGCGGTTAGAGTCACTTAACCACTTTCTCCATGCTCGAATCTGGCCGCTCTGGCCGCGTTAATGGCGTTTGCCCCTGGATAAAGATACAATGCTATTTTATGGCCAAAGTCCTTTGTTTTAAATCCCAATGCGAACACTTCAATTTCATTAGGAGACATCTCGCGAGTTGCTATTTTCAACCCGCCATCGTTTGCCCGGCCTGCTATGTATGAATGTGTCTTTCCTTCGGTTGGCATTCCACAAAGCAATAATACCGGAAACCCGGTCCCTTCTGCCAATGCCACCACTTTGTTTATTTCGTCGGGTGAGAATCTACCGGGCTTAACTTCTGCAAATGCGTTTAATTCTGAAAGCCAAAAATCCGGTAGATAATAACCTACTTCTCCTAAATCATATCCCTCTTTCTCATATTCCCACTTCACGCCCATAGTATCCAAGGCAACTGCCCAACGAGCTTCGAGTCGCGAGCGCATTCGATAGCCCTTGTACCGCGTCTCAATGGCCTTTATTTCGGGTATTGTGACCCCTCACCAATACCCGCCAGCGCGAGAATGAAAGCCTCCCACGTCTGGCCCTTCTCGTTTTTCATATCCCATAGCTTCTTATGATCCTCTTCCGAGAAACTGAGAAGCACCTTTTTAACTGCCATGCTTATTACTTATAAGCCTTGGTATATCTACCTTTCGCCCTCGCCCATGGCCCATCTATCGAGCCTGGCCGGGACCGCCGCGACCCGCCGCCGGGCGATCTCGACATACTCCACTTCCTTCTCTATGCCAACGTACCCGAAGCCTTCCAGCGTCGCTGCCAGACAGGTCGTGCCCGATCCGGCAAATGGATCGAGGATTATGCCGTTTGGTGGACAGATTAGGCGGCATAGATAGCGCATGAGGGAGAGAGGTTTGACCGTTGGATGGAAATTCTTAGAAGGCGATCCATTTTTAGGTGCCGTTCTGCCTTCGCTCGGAGAGACATAATCGTTTAAGGTCTTCTTCTCCCTTTCGGGCATCCCGTCCAGTCCTGCTTCTCTTTCGCTCCTGCTTGCCTTCGCATAGTACATGAATGCCGGGATATCCTCTTCTGTGAATTGGCAGGACTTGAAGAATCTGGAAACGCTGCCACTGTCCCCGTGCTGATTAGAAGGCCCACTTCGCCCTCTTAAAAATCCGGTCGTACTTTCGCCTTCGTATGCAGGAACTTCTTTTTTCATCGCGCCCGATTTAGTGACACCCGCCTTCGCAAATTCCGCCAAGACGGCCTCGCTGCCGTCGTGGATGAGATTACTAGGAAATCTGGCATTCTGCAATTGCGGCCCGCGTCCGACTTCGCCGCCAGGCTCTCCATTGTTATAAGTCCGGCCACTAAACTTGGTAGCGTCCCCGCCATGAGAAGCGTTGTCTCTGATATTGGGATCGTTCTGGTTGGTAGGTATCCTGCATCCGTTTATGTTAATAGCCCCGGTCGACCACTTAAGGACATTCGCCGCAATCGTGGCCTCATCGAGAGGCTTCCTGAAGAGCCCGATTGGTTCATGGCTAGGTTTTAGCGCGCTTCCATATCCTGACCATTGTTTTGCAAGCGGATGAGAAGGCGCGGTGATGGGAGATTGGTGTTCTGAAGTGACAAATATTTGGTTATCATCTCTTGGATTCTGTGTGTAATGCTTTTTATCTCCAAGCTTTATTCTTTCGCCTACAATTTTCCGTTCATGTCCATACATTTGATCGATTTTTTTACTAATATCCAAACTTTTGGGGAAACCGCTTCCGTAGCACCATTCCAGCATATCGCGACACTCAAAACCGGCGTCCTCGATAGCACAGGCCATCCGGTGATAGGTTCGTGTTCCCCCAAATGCCAACAGATGCCCGCCAGGCTTCAGCACCCGCGGGCAGTTGGCCCAGACATCTGTATTGAATGCAACGTCTCCA